ATCGCCCACAACGGTGATCAGACCCTGTTCTGGGCACGATCCAACTGGCAATCCCTCTGCAAGACCTGCCACGACAGCGTGAAACAGCGCGAAGAGACGAAAACACGGGCGTTTTGACCGGTTTTGGCGTGATTTGCACGGTTTTGGTGCGAAATCAGGCGTTTTGGAGGGGGGGGTCAAAAATATGGGGTTTTTCGATCACTAGACCGCCCTCGACCGCACGTACAGATTTTTTCCCCTTCAGGATTTTTTGTTAATGGCTTTAACACCTAAACAGCGGGCATTTGTCGACGCTGTTAGGGGAGGTGCGTCCAACAAAAATGCAGCGATAGCCGCAGGATACGCGGCTGCCAGCGCATCGGCAGCCGGTTCAAGGCTGGCGAAACATCCGAGCGTGATGGCCGCACTGGGCACGGTGTCCGTTAACAAAAAAGTTAAAGGGTCAACCCCGGCTCCTACCTCTGACGAGGCGACGGATCAGCCGCAAGAAGCTGGCTTCGATCTGGCGAAGGCCATGCGTCACTCGGACCCCAAAGACTTTCTGTTGGCGGTCATGAACGACTTTGAAACAGAACCGAAACTGCGTGTCGACGCCGCGAAGGCGCTGATGCCCTTTGTCCACCCGCGCAAGGGCGAGAGCGGCAAGAAGGAGACTGCCAAGGACAAGGCTGCGGGCGCAGCTCAAGGCAAGTTTGGAGTGCGTAAAGGTCCATTGTCGGTGGTGAAATGATGGAGTGGTCAACCGCCTGCACAGACTGGGAGCGACGCATCGTTGCCCGCCAGAGCCTGATCCCTTTCGAGCCACTGTTCCCTGATCAAGCAGATGAGGCGTTGGATGTCTTCGGCAACCTGCGCATGGTGGACGCCACTGGCAGCCCGCTGATGTGCGAGACCGTGCGGTCTTGGGTGAATGAATTCGTCGCTGCCATCTTCGGCGCCTATGACCCGTACAGCGGGCGCCGGATGATCAGCGAGTTCATGCTGCTGATCAGCAAGAAGAACGGTAAGTCGACCATTGCCGCCGGCATTATGCTGACTGCTTTGGTACTGAACTGGCGCACCTCGGGCGAGTTCATCATCTTGGCGCCGACTAAGGAAATTGCCGACAACTCCTACATCCCTATACGGGACATGGTGAAGGCCGACGAAGAGCTATCGGCCTTGCTCAAAGTTCAGGATCACCTGCGTACCGTTACGCACATGCAGACCGGCGCAACCCTCAAGGTAGTGGCAGCCGACAGCGAGACGGTATCGGGCAAGAAAGCCATTGGCGTATTCATCGACGAACTGTGGGTGTTCGGCAAGCGAGCCAATGCCGAGGCGATGTTGCGCGAGGCTACTGGTGGACTGGCATCAAGGCCCGAGGGTTTCATTATTTGGGCGACGACCCAGTCCGACGCACCGCCAGCCGGTGTATTCCGGCAGAAGCTGTTGTACGCACGCCAGGTGCGCGACGGCCTCATAGTCGACAAGTCGTTCTTGCCGGTGCTTTACGAGTTCCCGAAACACATGATCGACGCGGGCGACCACCGCGACGTTAAACACGCGTACATCACCAACCCGAATCTGGGGCTGTCGGTAGACGAGCCGTTCATTGAACGCGGCTTCACCCAGGCGCAGATCGACGGCGAAGAATCATTCCGTGGCTTTCTGGCCAAGCATTTGAATGTCGAGATTGGCCTGGCGCTGCGCTCTGATCGGTGGGCCGGTGCTGAGTTTTGGGAAGTGCAGGCCAAGCTGCCCGGCCTGACGCTGGACGATCTGATCGAGCGCTGCGAGGTGATCGATATCGGCATCGACGGCGGCGGTCTGGATGACCTGCTTGGGTTCGCGGCAATTGGGCGTGACAAGCACACGCGTCAGTGGCTGTTGTGGACGCATGCCTGGGCTCACCCGTCGGTGCTTGAGCGCCGTAAGGGTGAAGCGCCTCGGCTTCATGACTTCGCCAAAGAGTCCCATCTAACCATGGTTCAAGTCATTGGCGATGACCTCGAGGAAGTCGCGGACCTGGCTGCCCGCGTCGAGAAGGCCGGGTTGCTGGATCAGGTCGGCGTCGACCCGGCTGGCATTGGTGGTGTGCTTGATGCGCTGGTCGCCGCTCGCGTACCGCAGGACAAGATCATCGGTATATCTCAGGGCTGGAAGCTGGGCGGCGCGATCAAGACTACCGAGCGCAAGCTGGCTGAGGGCGGGCTGATCCACGGCGGCCAACCCATGATGGCCTGGTGCTGCGGTAATGCCAGGGTCGAGCCGCGTGGCAACTCGATCCTCATCACCAAGCAGGCTTCAGGCTCGGCCAAGATCGACCCGCTCATGGCCACCTTCAACGCGGTATCCCTTATGTCACTCAACCCCGAAAGCAAAGGCGGGATGGATGACTACTTAAACAGCGGTTTCTTCGGACTTGTAGGCTGACCATGGCATTTCGTTGGTACAACCCCCGTACCTGGGGATTCTTTGGCTACACAGATCCGAAGACGGGCGACTATGTCGAAGTTGATATGGAGGTCGGAGGCAAGCGCACTAAATCTGGCGTTAGAGTGAACACCAAAACCGCGCTTTCAATCAGCATGGTGTGGTCATGCGTGAAAATCCTCTCTGAGTCCCTGAGCGGACTGCCTTTAAAATTATATGAAGACGCTGAGGGTGGCAGGAAGCTGATTCCCGGCAGTGATCGATCGCTAAAGGTTTTGCGCAAACCTAACCCCTACATGACGCAGCTTAATTTTCTCAAGTTCGTTGTGGTGAATATGGCTTTGAGGGGAAACGCATTTGCTTTGATCGAGCGAAACCGTAATGGAGACCCTATCGGATTCGTGCCCCTGGACTGCAACACGGTCACGATCGACACGGATGACGACCTCATCTACTGCGTCACGCCAAAGGACAGTGAACCGTTTCCGGTTTCTCCAGAAAACATGCTGCATTTCAAGCTTTTCAGCTTGGACGGCATTGTTGGGCTCTCTCCTATTGAATATCAGGCAGAAACTATGGGGCTGGCAAAGGCCGGCCAGCAGTGGTCATCACGCTTTATGCGCAAAGGCGGCTTTACCGGCGGCTACGTGATCTACGAGCAGTTCCTGACCAAAGAGCAGCAAGCCCAGGTCATGGAGAAATTTCCCGATGTGCGCAAGGGCGACGTGGATGACATTGGGAAAATGGCCATCCTGCAGGGCAATCCTAAGATAGTGCCAGCGGGCATTAGTCAGAAAGATGCCCAGTTTATTGAGTCACAGCAGTTCCAAGAGGAAGCGATTGCGGGCATCTACGGCGTACCTCTTTGGCTGGCCAATAGGGCCGGTAAAACGTCAATCATGGGATCAAACCTTGAGCAGCAGCTGACCGGTTTCATCACCTTTGGCCTGAAACCCTACATCGATGCCGTTGAGGACGAGTTCAGCGACAAGTTGTACCGAAAATATTCTCGATTTGTTGAGTTCACTGTTGAGGGGCTTTTACGTGCAGACAGCGCGGGACGCGCTACCTACTACGGCGGCGCCTTGGGCGGCTCCGGCGGCTCGGGTTGGATGACGATCAACGAAGTGCGCGAGAAAGAGAATCTGCCTCCTCTGGTAGGCGATGAATACAACCGGGTTACCCGGTGGGAGATGCAGACCAATGTCAAAACTTGAAGTCCCGTTTGAACTAAAGACAGTGGACGAAGCTGGCAATTTTGAAGGCTACGCCGCTGTTTTCAACAACGTTGACTTGGGCGACGACGTGATCCTGCCAGGTGCCTTCACCAAAGTGAAAACGACCCGCGGCGGCAAGCTTAAGTTGGCCCTGTATCACGATCTGACCCGCCTGGTTGGCGCTGCCGATTACACCCAGGACGACCACGGCCTTTTGCTGAAGGGCAAAGTAAATCTGGCAGTCAGCTATGCGCGTGACGCCTATGAACTGATGAAGTCCGAAATCCTCGACAGCATGTCCATCGGTTTCAACACCATTAAGGCAGATTTTGAAGAGCGCGCGGGCCGCCGGGTTCGCATCATCAAAGAGGCCGAGTTGTGGGAGGCGTCTTTCGTGCCGTTTGGTATGAACCCCGAGGCGCAGGTGCTCACAGTTAAATCAGACATTCGACTATTCGAGAATGCCCTGCGTGAACGCATGGGGCTGTCTCAGAAAGAGGCGGCAGCAGTCGCCTCGCTCGGCTACTCCGCACTACGCCGTGATGGCGGCAGTGAGGCCACGGCGATCGTGGAAGGGCTGAAATCACTATCCACCACTTTCGACCAATTTTTTAAGGTGTCGCCATGACCGATCCAGTTCTTGAAGTAAAAACGTCTCTCGAAGCCCAGCTGAAAGAAGGCTTTGGCAGCTTGCAGAAAAAATACGATGCGGTGACCGAGGAGCTGCAGAAAGGCAACTCTGTCACCACTGAGATGAAATCTCAGATCCAGAAGCAAAAGGATGAACTGCAAAAAGTCATCGATCAGGTCCAGGACCTGGAACAGAAGGGCGTCAAACTGCGTGGGCAGCCGGGCGAAGGAAAATCTTTTATCGACATGGTCGGTGGCCATGACGATTACAAGGGCCTGCAGCAGAAGAGCGTGAACTCGGCGTCCATCGAGGTCACCAAATCAGACCTGGCCGGCATGAAAGAAATGAAGCTGGCCAGTACCGGTCTGGTAGCCCCTATCTACGATCCGGTAATCCAGCAAGGCATCCGCCAAGAGCTGCGCATTCGTGACCTTCTCACCACCATTCCGGTGTCCGGGCAGGCTTACACGTATTTTCGCGAAAACGTGCATACTCGCGGCGCTGCGCCTGTCGCTGAAGGTGGCTTGAAGCCCAACAGCAATGTGACCTTCACCACTGAAACTGACCGCGTCAAGAAGATCGCGGTATGGATGCCGGCGACTGACGAAGTGTTGGCAGACGTTCCTCAGATGTTCGCGTACATCCAGCAGCTTCTGCGCTACGACCTCAAGCTTGAGGAAGAATCTCAAATCCTCAAGGGTGACGGCTCTGGTGAAAACCTGAATGGCCTGATGACTCAAGCGACGGAATTCAACACAGCGCTGAGCAAAACTGGTGACACCGCAATCGATATGGTTCGCCGCGCCATCTATCAGGTTCGCAAGCAATCCAAGATGTCTGCTGACGGCATTGTCATGACCGAGCTCGACTGGATGAACATCGAGCTGCAAAAGGATGCTGACAACCGCTACTTGTTCGCCAATCTGCAAGGCCTGGTTACACCGATCCTGTGGGGGCGTCCTGTCATCACCTCCGATAGCATGGATGAAGGCGATTCTGATGCCGGCGGTGAGCTTTTGGTAGCAAACTTCGCACGTTCGACAACACTGTTCGACCGCATGACCTTCCAGTTCAAAATGGGCTTGATCAACGATCAGTTCATCCGCAACGAGATCGCAATGTTGGTCGAGGAGCGTCTGGGGCTCGGCGTCCGTCGCCGGGAAGCGCTGGTAAAGGGCAACCTGCCGAACGCCAAATAACTCATTCCACACAACTCCAAGGTCGGCACTTCGCCGGCCTTTTTGTTTTCGGAGGCAACATGAAAGTCAGAGCGTTATGGGGATTCGTGGGTGATGCCGATCTGCTCAAGGCCGATTCGGCGAAGGTAAAGCGAGGGGAAGTGTTCGACGACGTTAACGACGAATATGCCCACGTCCTGATCGGCAAAGGCCTGGCTGAGGAGGTTGGCGGCAAAACCACTCCCAAGGCCAACAAGCAGGCCAAGCCGGAAGAGAACAAGTAAATGATCGAGCTATCCCTGGTGAAAACGCACCTGCGTGTTGACCACATCGAAGAGGACGTTCTGATTCAGGGGTACATCGACGCGGCGCTGGCGCATGTCGAGCAGCATTGTGACCGGGTGCTGGTGGACGCCGACCCTGTGCTGCCTGAACAAATGACCCTCACCAAGGACATCCGTCAGGCAGTACTTCTGCTGGTAGGTCATTGGTATGCAAATCGCGAGGCGGTTGTGATCGGCACGATTACCTCTGAGGTTCCATTGGCCGTCGACCGACTGCTCTGGCCAAGGAAGCGATTCTGATGAGAGCAGGCTCAATGCGACACCGTCCTACGCTCTACAAGCCTGAGCGGGTCAAGAATCGAACCGGTGGTTTTGACGACACCTGGATAGAGTCCGGCCAGCTTTGGGCCGAGATCACGCTGCCTACCGGCCGCATCGAGGCCGTTGCTGAAAAGCTTTCTGCGGTGGTTACCGCAGAAGTCCGGGTCAGGCCACGGCCAGACCTGATTGCAGGCTGCCGCCTGGTGAATAGAGGCGTCACGTACCTGATTGTGGCTGCACTGCCAGACAACGAGCTTTCAATGCTCCGTCTGCTCTGCACCAATGTCCCCAACCCTTGAGGAAATCCCATGAACGTTAGAGCACTTGCCAACATCTCCGGCGCCGTAGGCGAGCGGACTACAGGCGATGAATTCACCGTGGACGCTGCTACGGCAAAGTCTCTGATTGAGCGAGGCCTGGTCGAAGAGGTCAAGAACACCCCGGCGCCGAAAGCTGACAAGGCAAAGGAGTAACCCATGGCGCGCCGGTCCCGTATGTCCGGTGACTTCAAGCTACGCCGGACGCTGCGCAACATTCATCAGAACGTGGATAACGAGCTGCGCCCGGCCATGCAGGAGGCCGCCAACAAGATCCTGGCCACCATGAAGTCGACCATCCCTCGGGACACTGGCGAAGCGGCTGGCGCCCTGAAGGCGTTTGTCTCCAAAAGTGGCTTGGATGCGCAGATCGGCATTCGTGGCAAAAAGGACAACCGTCGATTCTTCTACCTGCGGTTTCTTGAGTATGGCACCAAGGGCTACGACGGGAAAAAGCGCGCGGGCAACCGTAGTCGCTCGGTCAAGAATAAGTCGGACGGCTCCACGTTTTTCGGCAAGTACCCGAGCATACCTGCGCTGCCGGCTCATCCGTGGTTGCGGCCTTCGCTGGACGTTAACCGGGAGGTGGTGATGGCAGACATCCGCGCCGCAGTGAATCGAACGCTGAAGAAGGCCAGCCAGGGAGGAAGCGATGGCTGATCCGTCCGTTGCCCTGCAGGTCGCACTTTTCGAGCGGCTACAGGCCGAGGTGTCATGCCCTATCTACGATGGCGCGCCACTGGACACGCCTATGCCGTATGTCTCCATCGACCGGGAAATCTCGACCAACACCAGTCCTATCGCCGGGCGCAAGCGTCAGCAGCGCCTGCTCTACCTTACCGTCTGGTCGGATGCTCACGGCCAGGCCGAGGTCAAGCGCATCAACGCTGAGGTAACCGCCGCGCTGGATGAGCGCCCCTTGCCGCTGGAAGTTGGCAGGGCAGTGTCTGTCCGCGTAGAGCGCGCGGATTCACAGCGTGATGCAGACGGCGTCACGTACATGGGCGCTATCACGGTCCGCGTCATCACCACTCACTGATTCAACATCTGCCGCTTCGCGGCTTTATCCAATGTGCCTTTTGGAGGAATTTCCATGGCCGACGACAACTTGAACACCGCTGCAGGCTGCCGACTTAGCCTCGGCACCAAAACCGGCGCCGATACCGAAGCCGATTACAAACAGGACATTTACGTCGAGGTCGGCGAAATCGAGGACCTGGGCGAATTTGGCGATACCTTCAGTTCGGTGACCTTCACGTCGCTTAAGGATGGCCGCGTGCGCAAGTACAAGGGCACTGCTGACGCTGGCGACATGACGCTGACTGTCGGCCTGGACAACGGCGACGCCGGTCAAAAGGCCGTCAAAGTTGCTCACAAGGACCGCTCCAAGGGCGACTACAACATCAAGGTCACGCTGAACGACGGTGATGCGACGGCCACTCCGGTCGTGCTGCCGACCACCTTCTACTTCCGTGTGAAGGTGATGAACAACACCGTCGCGCCTGGTGCAGCGGACAACGTTGTGCGCCGTAACATCACCATGGGCATCAACTCCGATGTCATCGAAATTGCTGCCGGCCCTGCCGCCTGATCGGGTGAACCATGAGCAAGACATTGCACGGCAACATCGATCTTGTCATTGGCGGGACCACCTATCAATTGCGGCCAACCCTCGCAGCCGTCCGTGCTATCGAAGCACGTTTCGGCGGACTCCGAGGTGCAGCCGAAACTCTGCGTCAGGTCAGCGTTGACGGCGCCGCGCTGATCATCGCTGCTGGCGCCAACCTAACTGAAAAGCAGACGGAAGGCCTGGCAGAGGCGGTATGGCAGGAGGGTGTGGCAAACATGACCCTACAGTTGAAAGATTATCTGGGAGCCCTGTACAACCCGCGCGGTGGCGAGCCGGGAAAGGAGCGGCCGACGGAGTCAGCGCCGTAGAGGCGGGGAGCTACGTCGATCGGCTTTATGCGGTGGCCACCGGCTGGCTCGGTTGGTCACCGCAAGTGGCGTGGCATACCTCGCTGCCCGAGCTGTTCCTCGCTATGGACGCGAAGATCGAGTGGGCACGCATGACCAGCCCGTTCCCCAGCAGCACCCAGTCCAGCCCCCAATCCAAACCCAAACCGACGACTGTCGCGCAGAAGCTGCGCATGGCGCTCACCGGCAAGGGCAGCACATAACGTTTTTCCGGAGTTCCTTACGTGGCCGATACCGACGTCCAAGGCATGCTTGTCCGCATTGAAGCCACCACGGCGCAACTGCGGCAGGAACTGACGCGCTCAGAAGGTTCGGTGTCGAGCACAGCTCATAACATCGATCAAAGCCTGGGCCGGATCGACAACGCTTTCGACCGAGTGAACGCCAGCGCCCAGACCGTGGGCCGTGCGGTCACATCAGCATTCGATCAGATCGGCGCCGGTAACCTGGCCGCTGCTGGTTCGATCGCTGGGTTGGTGGCGCTGACGACCAGCACCATCGATTACGCGAAAGAGGTCAAGAACCTTTCCGCGCTATCGAACACTACGGTCGAAGACTTCCAGCGCATGGCCTTTGGTGCAAAAACCGTCGGCGTTGAGCAGGACAAGCTGGGCGACATCCTAAAAGACACCAACGACCGCGTCGGCGAATTCTTGCAGCGCGGCGGCGGTGAGATGTCTGATTTCTTCAAGGAGATCGCACCGAAGATCGGGGTAACTGCTGGCCAGTTCGCCAATCTTTCCGGGCCACAGGCCTTGCAGCTTTACTACACCTCGCTCGAAAAGGCCGGGCTGAATCAGCAGCAGATGACCACCTACATGGAGGCGATGGCCGACGAAACCACGGCATTGATCCCACTGCTGCGCAATAACGGCAAAGGGTTCAAGGAGTGGGGGGATCAGGCCGATCGCGCGGGCTCGGTTATCTCAGAGTTTAACGTCAACCGCCTCGTCGCTGCGGGTCAGGCTATTTCCGGTTTGAAAGCAACCTTCTCCGGGGCGGCCAACCAGATCACCGATCGGCCTGCTGCCAGGTATAGAAAGCATCACCAAGTCGCTACAGGGCCTGAGCGACAACGG